ATTTTACCGCAGTGTTCAGGTTTCGACACGGATTTGCAAATCTGAGAAAGGCATCGATGCCAGGCACAAGCGGATGATATTAATCTGGTTGAATGCTAAAAATATAATAATTGTAGAAATAATGGTTGATGCTCTATAAAAATAAAGAATAAAAAAGCATAATTCGGACAAATCTTCACACTTTCTTCACAATTATGTAATAGTATATACTTGTACCTAATAGTTATACACTTGTTCATTTTACTCCCCCAAAGTGGATGGACGAGCAAGTACAATCCCCCATATTGTACTTAAACCTAACTCTTTGGCCCTACTGCTACTAAGCGGTAGAGTCATTTTTTTGTTGCACGTCCCCAAAGTCACCGAATACAGTACCTGCAAAAAATCGTCCCTTAATACATACTTAAATTATTTTTAGCGGTCTAAACTATCAAATTCAACTGGGTTTTATCATTTGATTTATTTTTTGCGGAATTAATGTGGCTGCAAACACCCATAATTATTTGATCGGTGCTAGCTAACGATCGTTCATATTAGCCTTGAACGGGCTAGTCTCAAAACAAAGTGACGCTAGTGTCAAAAATCAATTGGTTTAATCGCAACAAAAAAGGCCGAGGTTAGAAAAACCTCGACCTAGTTAAGCAGTCAGTTAGAATGCTTCGCCAGAATAGTCGACCTTTTTAGGATCGGCATTTTTGATGTGTTCGGAAGCAAAGTTAACCGTTTCGCGAATCTGGTTATAGGTTGCTTCATCTAAACCAAGTAAATCCATGCAAGAATTAACGTGGGCAAAAATCTCTGGTTTAGCATCGATGGCTTTTTGCGACAACGAGATGTTGACTTGGCGTTCATCGTCCGTATCGCGCTTGCGTTCGACCCAGCCTTGGGTTTGCATCCGTTTCAATAACGGGGTCAGAGTCCCGCTATCAAGGTTAACGTGTGAACCAAGTTCCCGGACCGTCATCGGACTCTTTTCCCAGAGTGCCAATAAAGTGATGTACTGCGGATAAGTCAGCTTGAAAGGTGCTAAAGCTTCGGAATAAAAATGATTATATCGTTTGCTGGCGGTGTAGAGCGCAAAACAGAGCTGTTCGTCGAGCAAAATGTTTTTTGTTGGGGTTGCCATCAAACCGCCTCCTTTACTATCTATTTTAGTACATTGTACGCAATTAATTCGCCAAATGCAATTAATATTGCGCAAATACATTGTTTTCGAACGATTTATTTATAAAAGCGGGTTAATTAATTGACCTGTTGGCGTTGTTGGGACTTAATGCATGTCAGGAATAACTGGGCCATGGCCTGCTGATTGATGGCAAGTTGATGGTTGTCCGTGAACGCATAAAGTGGAACTTGTGCTGGCAATGTTTTGGCCGCGTGATCACCAACTGGAATCAGGCAGGCGATTTTTGTTTTGTCATGTACAAATTCATGAGCGTCACGTGGGGCGGCCTTAATCGTCAGTGATGCCAATACGTGATAACCGGTCGGCATCATGTGTTGTGCATGTTTGACATGCACCCCGTGTAGTCGGGAACGTAACTGGAACCCAGACGTGGTGGTCAACTGTAACGCTTGCTTTAATTCCAATAAATAAGTTTGTTGATTATCAATATTTTTCAACCGGATCTTGAAGTGTCCGAATGGAATGGCGCGATCCTGATGTTGGACGGCTAAGGCGTGTTGTTCGACCCGCATTTTATCCTTAACGGGCTCAAAGGTATATTGTTGTAAAAGTTGTGTTGCTGTTTTCAAACTATCACTCCCTACGATTAATTTAGTCCTTTAAAAACTTGTGGTCAAATAATTGGTTACGTTTGCGAGTGACGTCGTTTTCAAGTAAAATTAAAGTGATAGGGGGTTGGAAAAATGTTTATGACAACTGGTGATTTACAGCGCTCCCATATGATTAAGGGCGTCGTCTCCGTCACAAAACACCTGATGTTTGAATCTGATGGTGTTGATCAGTTTGAACGGTTTGACGATTTAATCGAACAAGTCAAGCCACTACTGCTACAAAAGGCAGAGGATCAAGGTGGCGACGGGTTAATTTATGTGAACTTCAATACTGAAGTCGCTCAGATGAGTGTTGCACCACGGTTTTTGATCGTAACCGGCTATGGGACGGTCGTCAAGCTCGTTGATGAATCAGTCTGATACTTAGGATCTGAATTTTCAGGTCCTTTTTTGATAGCAAACAAGTGATAGAAAGGAAGGTTTGATGACCAGTTATTCATTTCCACATGGCGCCATTGACGTATACGACGCTACCCAAAACAATTTAAAGCACGTTAGTCTTCGCGTTCCTAAATATGCAACCACGGTGTTCGTGGGCTTGTCAGGTTCCGGTAAGTCGTCACTCGTTTTTGATACGATTGCAGCGGCGTCACGGCGCGAACTGAATGAAACGTTTCCCAGTTTTACGCAACAATATTTACCGAAGTATGGTCAACCACACGTCGGGCATATCGAGCACTTGCCCGTTGCGATTGTGATTGCTCAACAACGCCTCGGCAAGAATGCGCGTTCAACCTTGGCAACCTATACTGGGATTTATTCGTTACTGCGGCTCTTGTTTTCACGGGTTGGGGAACCGTTTATCGGGTATTCGGACAGTTTTTCGTTTAACTTACCCCAAGGCATGTGCCCAACCTGCCAAGGTTTAGGTTATGTTGACGATATTGATGAGCAGCAATTGATTGATCCTGAGAAATCATTAAATGAGGGGGCCATCACGTTTGTGAGTTTTGCACCGGATACGTGGCGTTGGCGCCGTTATGCGACGAGTGGTTTGTTTGACAATGATAAACCCATCAAGGATTATAGTGCTGCGGAATACGATTTACTGATGCACGCACCGCAACAGAAATTAGCCCATCCTGGAGAAGGTTTTCCTAGAACGGCCCTGTATGAAGGTGTTGTTCCGCGGATCAAGCGCTCGATTATTGGTAAGAAGGAAGCCGAACACCATCGCGATGCGATTGCGGCGATCGTCACGCGCAAACCGTGCCCAACGTGTGATGGCACACGACTCAAACCGGTCGTGTTGACCAATCATATTAACGGGGTCAACATTGCTCAGGTGACGGCTATGGATTTAAAGCATGTTCTGGCATTTTTACAAGCGATTGATGCGCCGTTAGCCCAAGATATTGTGCGGGAGCTGACGACCAAGATCCAATCGTTGGTCGATATTGGCCTGGGCTATCTGACATTGGATCGTGGGACCAGTTCTTTATCTGGTGGTGAAGCGCAACGGATTAAGATTGCCAAATACTTGACCAGCGCCTTAGTAGATATGGTCTACATTTTGGACGAGCCAAGCGTTGGGCTGCACCCACATGATATTCAGTTAATCAAGCAAGCGTTAACGAAGCTGAAGGATAAGGGTAACACAATTCTGATTGTTGAACACAATCCAGCCATGTTTACGTTAGCCGACTATGTTGTCGAGATGGGGCCTGCAGCTGGTCGCACTGGTGGAAACGTGACCTTTACCGGGACTTATGACGAGTTACTGGCTTCTGATACGTTGACGGGCCGGTGGTTGCGACAACCGCATAAATGGGGTCAAGAACGACCAGTCCAGGCCCACTTGGCATTACACCATATTAATGAAAATAACCTGCACGATGTCAGTGTCGACATGCCCCTCGGTGTGATGACGGTCGTCTCGGGGGTGGCCGGTTCAGGGAAGAGTTCGCTGGTTACCGCGCTAAAACGGCAATTAAAGACGGCTTATATTGATTTAGCCCAGACACCAGTGGGCCTGAATATTCGCTCAACACCGGCGACTTACTTAGGAGTGCTCGACCAAATCCGACAACTATTCGCGAAAGCCAATGGCGTGGCAACTAGTTGGTTCAGCTATAATGGTAAGGGTGCTTGTCCGCGGTGTAAGGGTAAAGGCGTGACCATCACGAATATGGCCTTTATGGATCCCGTTGTGCAGACATGTGAATTGTGTCATGGGCTGCGGTATAATGAAACGGCGCTCAGCTATGCTTACCAGGGTAAGACGATTGCCGACGTGCTCCAGATGTCAGTCACAGCGGCGTTAGCTTTTTTTGCCACGATGGACAAAGTGGCTCAGCCATTGAAGAATTTAGACCGGGTCGGTTTGGGTTACCTAACATTGGCGCAACCGCTCACCACTTTGTCGGGTGGTGAACTGCAACGGTTGAAGCTGGCGGTTGAGCTAGGCAAGCAGGGAACGGTGTACTTGTTAGATGAACCGACTGCCGGTCTGCATTTGCAAGACACACAACGCTTATTAAAATTATTCGATGCCTTAGTGGCCGCTGGTAACTCGTTGATTATTATCGAACATAATCTGGCGGTAATTAGCCAGGCCGATTGGTTGATCGATGTGGGGCCGGATGCTGGTCAGTATGGCGGCCGAATTCAGTATAGCGGAACCCCACGAGCAGCAGTTGACGTGCCCACTTCACGCACTGGAGCCGCTTTGAAGGCTTGGCTGAAGGCGTGATTAGAAAATTTGATTAAATAAAAAGCACGTGCAATTGCACGTGCTTTTTTAGAAGGGCGGTAGGTGGGAATCGAACCCACGCGTGCCGGAGCCACAATCCGGTGCGTTAACCACTTCGCCACTACCGCCATCACGTTAACTTTTCGTCAACATATCTAGTATACACTAAAATCGTGGGTTGCATAGGACTTTTTGTGGATTTTCAGAAATTAATCGCCTCAGTTTCTGAAGCGTTGGTGAAGGTTCTACTGTGACCAACAATTATTTAACCGTTAGTAAAAGGCCATAGTTCCCCTAACAATGGGAGCTACGGCCCGTTTGCCGTGGTTAGTGTGTCTAACGGATAGGTGAGGTGGACCAGCACTTATCGGTTGAGCAAAATTATTATGAATTCATCCTTATTGAAGAAATGCGTAAAAATCTTTGCAAAGGCACTACTTTGTTAAAATTCACAAAATAAAAGAGCCCAGTAAATAAGTGTTTACCGTGGCTCTTTTATTGCTCATAGACTAATTATGCCCCAGGCAGACATAGACAATGCTGTTATAATAGCGTTTTTAAGACATCAGCGACAAGCAAAGACAAATTCAAAAAAACGTGTTTTTTTATACTTGCTATTTATGCAATTAAATGAATGTTTATTATTAAAAATGAATGCTAGATTTCGTTTCATTTTCAGTCCGTGGGCTATTAAAAAGTTTGTCTAATGAGCCGGAAATTTTTTCATCCGAACGTGCTTTATACTCATCAATTAGGTATGCGTATATCCGGGACGTGGTGCCAATATCAGAATGACCAAGACGTTTCGATATAATGTATAGGTCAATGTTCTGAGAGAGCAGGAACGCAACGTGAGAGTGCCGCAGACTATGAAAGTGGAATCCTTTTCGTTTGATGCCCAATGCTTTTAAGTCAGAGCGTAGAACTTTATTAACGCCGTTAGAGGTTGGGATGTCATGGGCAACGTTCTCAAATACCATTTCTCGGTTATTTACCTTAAGCGTTTTCAGACTATCTAAAAATTGTTTGTTAACACGGATGGTTCTATTTGAACTTTCAGTTTTGGTTGGTTTGAATCCACCACCTTCAACATAGTTCCATGATTTATTTATCGAGATAGTATTGAACGTGAAATTAATGTCTTTCCAAGTTAGTGCCATGATTTCTCCTAATCGTGCCCCGGTAAAGATGGCAGTCATGATCATGTATTGTGACGTGTAACGAGGATTGAGGTGATTCTGTACATAAGCTGTTAGTTGCTTAATCTCAGCTAGACTTAGGTAATCAATCTTAAGACTACGATTTTTGTCATAAGTGATAATTACGTTATAAGTGAAGTCAGTTTCAACATCTTTTTCAAAAACAGCATTGCCAACACAAGCTTTAATTAAATTGTGCAGTTTCTTAACTGACTCTTTCGCATGATTTTTGCCATATTGGTTTATGAATTTTTGGTAATCCTTACGAGTAATATCTGCAATACGTGCATGGGCAAAGTAATTTTCTATTTCAGTATGGACTAATTCATATCTACGAGTCGTGATATAGGCGAGATTGGGCTTGCGGTACGTCTCATACCACGAATAGAAGTACTTAGAGAACTCAATAGATGGCTTCTTTTCCAGTTCACCAGAAAATTTACTAACTTCGAATGAGTTAGCAAATTCCTCTGCGTCTCGTTTACGGGTGAAGGTTTTTCGTTTACTTAGGTAGTTTCCTGCATGATCTCTATACGAAATTCTTACTAGATAACCTTTTTTCACACGTTTAATTTGTGCCATAATGAATTCCTCCTTGTGATATACTAGAAGGGCAAAAGGGTGCAACAGTCCCGTTAGTATTTATTCAAGTTAAGCACATCAATCTTCTTGGCGGGAGTGGCTGTGCTTTTTAAGTAAATATGATTGACTGTAAGTACTGGTATACGTTAAAATAACAATAAGATAACTTGAGAAGGAATAACACTGGGTCCCAAAATGGGGTAGGTACTTTGGTACTGAGCAGTCCTATGTGCCTGGGGTTATCTTTTTTATTTCTTTGCTTTTAAGCTTTGAACGAATGTTGTAGGATTATTTTCAATCTGTTTGACGATAAATTCAACAAATTGTTGAGAATATGTGTAGCTATGTTGCTTACCAATAACGTGCTTGTAAGCATATTTGGAATCCTGTTTGATATTGTAAAAATCAATAACTAGGTTTAATACATACTGATTGAATCCCGATGAATAACCTAATTTTATATTCTTTTTTGTCAGACGGGTTTGAACTGCTTTAATGACGTTATTATATGAGTATTTATGGGTGTCAGATGGGTCTTTCAAATCTTTAATAAAGGCAACGCCATTGCTTGAAGAACGATCCACTCTGACAGTAAAGTCTGCTTCGCCTTTTTTCTTAGTAATATATAGATTTTGTTTTATATTTATGGAGAAACGATCAGAATCATATTCTTGGCTGAGTACGTCAATTTCATTTGCTTGTGTGATAAATTTTTCGGCAATTTCTGGCGGATACTTTAATTGAATTTGTTCGTTAGTTAGTGGCTCATAACTGGCTGAAATCGTTAAAAAATTCTGTGGAATATAGTCAGTCATGTTAATTGAATGAAATCTATTAATTTCGGTTACAAAATTTAAAACGCAAGCTTGGAATAACGGCGCATATTTAAATTCATAATCTTCGGTAATATAATGTGTACTGATATTTCTAAGATCAATAATTTTTTCTAGGTTCAAACGAATTCTGGTGTTTTTGTCCGTATATATTTTTGCAATGACATTAGACACACTAAGAGTTCTATCCGGGTCGTCTTTGTAATATATACTTTCACCTCGATTTAATAGTTCTGCCTTCAGCATCAGTTCCCAAGCGTTAATTGCAAAAAACGAAAAGCCTTCAATTCGATAGTGAATAGTTGGTTTATTATAAATTTCAATTCCCATGACGAACGCTTCAATACTTTTTTTCACTAAACGATTTGATAAATTTTCCATTTTTTCACATTCTTTCATATAGTGCGATTTAGTCACATCTCAAACTTTGACCGGTGGAGATGTGCTTTTTAGTTTAATTAGATTGAAACTTTGACCAAATTTTCAAAATCTTCTTAACTTCAGCTGGTGCAGTTTGATAATCAAAGCGATTTGCATCAAACATAAAGTATATTGCACCAAAATTAAATGTTCTATCATAGAAACCAGTGTGAAGTATATACATACCATTTTCTCTAAGATATTTGTAAACAGGAGCCATGTGTTTATCAGTGTTTCCCGTATCATTAAGCTTTGGAAAGGTGGCATCTGTCATAATGCCATGCACTTCCATGTAATCTAAAGCTTCTTCTTTTGTTTGAAGTATTTCGTCAGGATCAAAATATGTCATATTAATCACCCCCAAACAAGTCAGCTTTTAATGACATCAGTATTTGGTCAACGCGAGCGGCAGGAGTTGGACCTGCATAGTACTCCAAGAAAGAATGGGCTTCAAGACTTGGAACATTGTTCTACCGTTGAACTACGCTCGCATGTTGCCCGCTAGGCTGTAGTGGGCGAGGGCGCTATTTTCGCTTGTGATTCCAGTAAACTAACATGACGACTAGCGCTATGAAGCAAATGATGCCAATTGCAATGGTAAAGTCGAACACGTGTGTGCTGTACTTTCCTACATATAATTCCATAGCTAGTCTGAATCTTTACCAGTAACGGTTATTTTACTAGCAACTAGTGACGGCACAGTGTTACTTCCACCAATTTTGGTATCATATGATTGTCTCTTTGAAAAAACACCTTGAATGTCCACATAATCGTCTTCGACTGCTGGTGTTTTACCATCATAGGCAACCATAAACGTGTGGTCTGGATCATCGTCTGTGTATACTAGAAGGACTGTTTGGCCGTCTTTTTCGTCAGCTTGAAGTACTTCAGCCTTTGAAATATGATATGATTTTCCAACCCAATCATCAGACTTGACAAAATCACCATAAGTATATTTTTCTGCGTTATTTTCGCCTTCAGTTGCATTGTATGAATCACTAGTATCTGAACTACTGTCACTGCTACTATAACTACTGTCAGAATCTTTATATTCAGTAATAGTCAATTGCGACTTGGGACTTTTATAACCGTGATATGTAGCATAAACAGTATATTTTCCTGAAACAAGGTAATCGTCACTAAACTTTCCTTTTTTATTGGCTTTTACAGTGTCTGAAATTCCATCTTCACTAGTAGGCTTGAAATGAACAGTTGCTCCGGGAGTGGCTGTCCCCTTTACGGTAGTTACATTATCAACTTTATTTTGATACAAAGAAACACTAACTGTTGTGTTTCTAGCGTTTGACTTGTCATTAGAAGATGTACTCGTTGATTTTATTCCAGCAAATAATAGCAGTGCAAAAGAAAGAAACACTACAACGATTGAATATATAGACGTCTTTTTCCATTTGCTTAGTTCTTTGCCTTTAGCTTTCTTAAAAATCCATCCAATTGTTGACACAATAAATAGTACAATTGCTATTAAAAATACTAAAAAAGACAATACCCCTAATGTTTCCACAACAAATTCCTCCAAAAAATAGAATTTCAGCTTTTACCGACATCCGTATCTGGTCTATAGTTAGCTAATCAGCATAATACTCTCTAATTTTGCTGATTACATAATCTTCCATGAACGATGGAACTTCGAATTCCTCCATAAAAGTGTATGGATCTGCAAATTCTCTTTCCATATCTTGAAAATAAATAGGAATCAATATATCAATAGCTCCGCGGTTAGCCTTAGCCTCAATTGGGGTTTTGGCAGTCCCACTGTAATATAATACCCCAGAATCTTGGTTCAACACATGTGAGGCTTCATGTGCAGTTATATACGGCAGTTGACGTTGCTTGTACCATTTCGTATTAATTACTATTTGCCTGTTATGAGGATTTGACCCAGATGGGGTGTGTGAAGAAAAATCACCACACAAAGTAATTCCAATTCCGTGATCGAATACGTAGTCTAACACCTCTCTAAAATAGTCAATCATTATTTCTACCACCTCTCAAAAGACGTTTCATCAATTCTAAGTCTTCAGGAGGTATTGGCTTACCTTCAAATGTCATAATGACATCATCATCAGCAATATCAACTTGTTTGGGCTTCGTTGAAGTAGAATTGTCATCCGTTTTGCCTAATAAGTAATCAACAGAAACATTTAAAACATCGGCTACGGAAGCCAAAGCTTTAGGACTTGGATTACGTTTTTTCCACTGATACATATAATTTGCGCTTATCCCGGCTTTACGTTCAACCTCAGCAATTGAATATCCACGTTCTTTCGAAATTGTTTTTATCCTGTCAAACAGCGTCATGGTAGAATTCCTCCAATGATTGGCAAGATAATTCTACAACATGTATAAAAAATAGTTGTAAAAATCTAAAACATGTTGTAGAATTATCTTTGTTAAGAAATATTGTTAACAAATTAGCAAAACTAAAAGAGCTTATTAATCATCTTGGCGGGCGATAAATAAGAGCTTTGTAGCTATTTCGTTATGTCTATATATTAAGACATGTTATAGACTTTTGCAATATCTTTCTTAATAAATATTAAAAGGAGGCAAACTGATGTTTATTCGTATGGAAACAAACAATAAAGCAGAAGCGATTAAATCGTGGCTGGCAAATCATCGCCAGTTAGAAAATCAAGGGACTATCGCTGATCATTTCAAAAAATCAATCACTTTTGTAAATCTTGCGTTGAATAAAAAAATAACAACAAACGGTGCAGAGCGATTAGTTAATGAAGTGTATGACTACCTTGTTAAAAAATACAAAATCTAAGGAGGACTAGCAATGAATCAAATTACACCATTTAATTTTGAAGGTAATCAAGTGCGCACGGTACTAATCGACAATGAACCATACTTTGTTGGCAAAGACGCCGCATTGGCTATTGGGTATAAAGATTCAAAAAATGCATTAAAGGACCATGTTAAAAGTAAGTATAAAAGGGGGTGGCGAATCAACACCCCCTCAGGAATTCAAACTATGACCGTAATTTCTGAACCAGGTATTTATCAACTAGCTAGCCAAAGCAAACTTCCAAGTGCTGATCCGTTTCAAGATTGGATTTACGAAGACGTGCTCCCGTCCATCCGCAAGAATGGCGTTTACATGACTGACCAGACAGCCTACGACATTACGCACGACAAGGACGCGTTAGGCGACTTGCTATTGAAGGCAGGTAGCCAGCTCAAACAAAAGGACTTAGTTATCCAGGAGTTGAAGCCTAAGGCGGATTACACCGATAGCATGTTAGCCAACAAGGGACTGGAAACAATCTCAATGATTGCTAAGAACTACGGTTACTCGACACGTGAGTTTAACAAGTTGCTACATGGTTTAGGCATTCAATACAAGCAAGGCAAAACGTGGCTATTGTACGCGAAGTATCAAGACGAAGGCTATACGCACGTTGAACCATACGAGTATACGAATAGCGATGGCATCAAGCAGGTACGTAACACGATGAAGTGGACACAAGTGGGGCAAAAGTTCTTATACGACTTTTTAAAGTCAAAGGGAATCATGCCATTAGTTGAACAGCCAGCATGGAAGGATTAGCAATATGAAATTAGAAAGGAGACTCTATTATGCAAGCATTAAAAGTGGCAGCAGTTCCGATGCACGTTAAAAGCATGGACCAATACGTATTAGTTGATAAAGAGGCGTATAACAAATTGCTGGATCAATCCTTGTTGGGGCGATCCTGGATAATGGACGATTTACGTGACCGGTGTGGAAACAAATCGATTAAATGGATTAAAGAAAATATTATTGAAAATCCAAAATACAGCCGACAGATTGGCAGAATGGAGCAACAAGGTCAAATAATTCACAAGGGACGCGGTAGCGCCTGGAAGTTTAAGGCTAGCGTGATGGCTGACTTTTTGGAATCTCATTGGGAGGAATTGCCATGGTAGAAGTAGCGGTATTAACCTGGGCGCTAACAACCGTGTGGTACAAACGCCGGGAGATTAGAAACTGGTTTGGAATTTAGGAGGAAGCAATATGTATGAAGAAGACATCGAACACGCGTTAAGAGCACGTAAGTATAACGCAATTCGTGCAGATGAACGTGAGCTGATTAATGCTATCACTTACGACACAGATGGAATCATTAAGCGGCGGCCGTGCTTTGGCTATTCAGAAAAATTTATTGGCGAATTGCAAGAACACGATATTAGTGTTTGCGATCCAGATGGAAATTCTGATGGGAGCTGGACGTTCACATTACCACCAATGTATCGGGAGGAATAACCATGAAAGTTCATGTAGGTGATCGAGTGAGTTACAAGGCTGAGTATAGTTGCGGCCAATTAATACGAGAAGCCGGCGTTGGCAAAGTAGTGGATATCAAAAAAATTCCGTTCACATTGCGCACTCAAAAAGATGTGGCTGTAGTTGAACAAAATGGACAGCAATTTGAAATCATTACCAATGGTATTCAAGTGCTCAAGTAGGAGGAATGATCATGCAAAAAGCATCAGTTTTACCATTTAACAGCTGGAAACGAGCACAAAAAAAGCCATCGCTAGTATCGGCTAACGATGGACTAATAGAAGAAATGTTCAGCACCAACATCTACTCTATTCCAAAGCAGTCTCGTTTGCAAGTGCTAAGAAAGCGAGGACGGTAGTTATGGAAGAAATCGTGAACAATCACATCAAGTTTCTAAAGCATGTTATTAACAGTGTTTGGATCAGTGATGGCGAATCGCTGGCCAAGTTGTACAAGATGTTGGATAAGAGTGAAACAGAATTGAACGAATTACGGGGGCTTGAATAATGACGAATGAATTAATTAATCTGCCAGACTACACGGTGGACTATCAACCGGTACCAATCATTATCAATAATCTGGAAGGATTGCAAGCGTCCATTGCGCAATATGTATCGCGCTACTCGAATTTAGTAATTACCGAAGATAACGTAACTGACAGCAAGCAAGTGCGAGCCAAATTGAACAAGCTCAAAAAGGCGCTTGATGATCGGCGCAAAGAAATCAAGCGCAATTATAATCAACCATTACGTGAGTTTGAAACCGAGGTAAAAAAGCTTGAAGCCAGCATCGACATGATCATTGATCCGATTGATGAAGGGCTTGGTGAGCTGGAGGTTAAACGCCGTGAACAACGCAAAGCTGACGTGATGGACTTGATTGCTGAAATGGCCCCCAATTACGACGTTGGGGTGGATGAAATTGAATTCGATCCTCGTTGGCTGAATAAGAGCATCAGCAACAAACAAATCACTCAAGAAGTTGCATCGTCGATGACGGTGGTGAAGCAAGCCAAGGATAAGTTGGCTACTGCCGCAACGATGATTACCAAGTATGCTCAAGCAGTCGACGTTGATCCCATCCCATGGATTGACCAGTTGAAGCAAGGACAGGACGTCCAGTACTTGTTACAGGCAATTGACCGGCAAGTTGAATCAGCCAAAGAACGTGAACGTCAGCGAGAGCTTAAACAGCAAGTGGCGGCAGAGCATCAGCAAGAAACGAGTACCGGTAAAATTGTCGATACAGACACCGGCGAAGTAGTGTCCCTTACTCGAACTTTGAAAATTACAGCCACTAAAGACCAGATGTGGGGGTTGTCTTCATATATGAAAAAGAATGGTATTAAATTTGAGGCAGTGATGTAGATGAAGTTTTATGCGGATGGCAACATTCCGGTGATACCAAATATGTACTTCATATACGGTGATGGTGGTACCGGTAAGACCAGTGTAGTGAAACAGTTTGTAGGCCACAAGTTGTTGTTCAGCTTCGATATGTCGAGCAATGTTTTGATTGGCGATAAGGACGTCGATGTTATTATCTTTGAACATCGTGACATGCCAAATATCCAGGCAATGGTTGAACAATATGTCATGCAAGGAATTTCAGATGCTAAGTATCAGGTGATTGTATTAGACAATATCACAGCACTTCAAAACTTGGTATTAGAAAATATTGATAATGCCGCAAAGGACAATCGCCAGAATTATCAGAAATTACAATTATGGTTTCGTGATTTGGGAACCATTTTAAAAGAAAGTGGCAAAACGATTTATGCTACTGCTCATCAACTTGATAATGGATCATCAGGAATTAGTGGCGAGGGTCGTTTTCAAGCTGATATGAATGAAAAAACGTTTAACGCATTTACTTCGATGTTCGACCTAGTAGGCCGTATTTACTTGGCAGCGGGTGAACGAATGATTGACCTGGATCCAGAAAAAGGAAATCACACTAAAAACCGATTAGATGATCGCAAATTGATTAAAGCTAATGAGCTAATTCAGTCAGAAAAAGGAGAGAAATAAAAATGGCACTATTTACAGTAGATACAAATAATATTCTCGGACAAGCAGTGGAGGAGGCCGGAACATACAATGTGGTGGTTGCTCCCAGTTCTCAATACACGACAACTCAACAAGCCGGGAACCCAATGGCAGTATTTGATTATGAAGTGCTCGATGGAAAATATAAGGGTGGCCGAATTCGATTCGACAATGAAGTGTGGGATACCAGTACAGAGGAGAAAGGTAATCTTTCGATTAAACGGTTTAACACGATTGCGGTTGCCCTAGGCGCAGCTAACGGGACTTCATTTGATTCGATTCAGCAATTTGTCTCGCAAGCCGTTGGCAATAAACTGGCTGTCACGGTCGATTGGGAAACTGGTCAAAACGGTAAAACTTATTTAAGCGTCAAAAGTCACAAACCATTTATGCAGGATGGTAGCAAACCGAATGGTGTTAAGCGGCCAGCAGGCAGTAGCAATACAGGAAATAGTGGCTTTGGAAATCACAAAAGCACAAGTGGTGGTTTTGGTACGACGACTAATAAGCAACAGGGTAATGGATTCAGCACTCCAGCAAGTAGTAATGCTGGTAATACGCAAGCCCCAGAATATAGTAGTCAATCAGCTAATAGTTACCATGGCGGTGGTTTTCCCCAAATTCCAGACGGATCGCCCTTCTAATTTGAACTTGTTATTAAACAAAGCTTCCAAACATTGGGGTGACTAGATGCAACAGTCACGAGCGCAGTTAATTGAGCAGGATGGTCAATACTATTTGGTTACACGGTTAGATGAGAAGCCTAATTTAGACCATATAGAGACCGTTAGCGGCTCCCACAGCCAATTTTATGTGGATTGGGAATTAGCTGACACACGTAAAGCTAGGCCACAACAGCGACGCTTGTTCTTCGCGTTGCTTAGTGACATCTATACGTGGTCAGGCATGCCGACAGACTTCTTGAAAAACTTGTTTTATTTGCAGTATGAGTCATATACGTTTGGCAAGCAGATTAGCCTGTCAGACACCACAGAATCGTCTGTGAGCGATGCTAACCAGTTGCTCGACCTAGTCATCGACTTCATGTTTGAGTGGCACGTGCCGTTCAAGGAAGGCTATAAGCTATTGCCGCGTGAGCAAGAATATTATCTGTTTCAATGTTGCCGCCACCGAGTTTGCATGATCTGCGGTAATCGTGCTGATATCCATCATGTAGACGTTATCGGAGCCGGCTTGAACAGAACACACGTTGACCACACCAAACGGCACGTTATGGCATTGTGTCGAGTCCATCACAGCGAGATTGAGCAAATTGGCTCCGTGGCATTTAGTGCAAAATACCACGTCCCGGTAGATGGCATAAAACTAGATAAAGAAACGTTAAAACGAATTGGCTTGAAAGGTAAATACAGCAGTGACTAATACACCGGGTGGGTGGAATGCCTACTATATGATTGAGGTGATATAGATGAGAAGCCTACTTATTGATGAACCACCACTACAAGTGTTGCCATCGTTGGCGATCAGCTTGGACAGTGCTGACAAGGCATTAATCCTTCAACAAATTCATTATTGGTTGAATAGATCTAATAACGTAAGAGATGGATTCAGGTGGATTTATAATAGCGCCGCAAAATGGCATGAGCAGTTTCCGTGGTTGTCAGAAAAAACTATTCAGCGATATTTAAAAGATCTTGAAAAACGTGGATTATTAATCACTGGTAATTATAACAAGGCAAAATTCGACCGTACAAAGTGGTACAGAATCGATTATGACGCATTAGACAATTTGGGGTCAGCATTGGGACTGACAGTACCAACGATAGGGACTGAGCGTCCCAATGGAATGGGACTGACAGTCCCCACCAATACCAATAGATTACCAGAGACTACTACAGAGACTACAAATAATAAACGTCCCAACTCAAAAACCGAGTATGGACCCGATGATCCACCCTACCAAGTAGCACTCCATTTGTTGACCAGAATTAAGCAACGGCAATCTGACTTCAAAGAACCAAACTTACAGAAATGGGCTAATGACATCCGTCTAGCTCATGAACGTGATCATCGTGATTATGAAAAATTAGATTGGCTAGTAGATTGGTCACAGGATAATTCATTCTGGCAAGCAAACATTTTATCGGCAGGGAAGCTACGCAAGCAGTATGACACGCTCATGGGTCAGGCTGAACGGGATCGCCCGACTAATGTTGCGCCACAAACACGAGAGGACTGGTTTGGCTAATGGAAAATGTAACGAAGTTATTCAATCAAGCCACGATTCGGAAAGTAGTAGCGGCTAGAGGAATTGATACAACTAAGTTGCCAACCAAAGAAGAATTGGATCATCAAACAATTGATCGGGCGAATGCGGGCGTAATTGCTAACCGAAAACGGTATTACTATCGCATGTCAGTCTGGTCTGGAGGCGTGCCACTACGATTTAGCTTTAATGATTGGCAGGTTGATAAACAGCCTAATCAAGCTAAAGCTAGAGAACTTGGCAATCAGGCATTTAAGTTAGCTAGGCAATTAGAGACTAACCAGTTCAACGTAGCGCTTGCAGGTGGCCCCGGCGTTGGTAAAACATCATTAGCACTGGCAATTATGTATCAGTTAATGGGTGTAGGCCAAACAGCAATGTTTGTCTCAACAGCTGAATTGCTACGGCTGGTCAACGAGAAATACGATGCGCCAGATGTCAGAGAACACTTAAACTATGTTCTAAAGGACATGAAAAAAGTCGACGTGTTGGTGCTAGACGACTTTGGTACTGAAGGTGGTAAGCCGACTGAAAAAGGGTTCTACAAGCCAGTGCACAAAGATTTACGTACGTTGATGTATGACGTTGCCAATGCCAGATGGAACCTTAACATTAACGATGGCAAATTAGCAACGATTATCACTACCAACAATACACGAAGCCAGTTAGAAAACATGTATAGTGGTCAGACAATTGATCGCTTATATACCAAGGATACTAGCTGTCAATTGCTGTTTGACAACATGGAAGGAGTCAGAAGTGTATGAGTTGTGAATTATGTCATGGAAGTAAAGTTGTTCAGCAACCACTTGGTAGTTATGGTTTCACGTTTGGGCCATGCCCAAATTGTACGAATGAGATACACGCTCATTACGAACAGGAGCTTGAAAGGAAGTTAGCCTATGGCAAGAAAAAATTGGCTTAAAGAACTGGAAGTAATTCATAAGCTAGAAGCGATATATGGCAGCATGGATAACGTACCTCCTAGCAAACTAGCTAACCTGCATAAGATGCCTGGAATTAAGACCGTATCAGGCGATTACACGGAGATTACGCGTACCCAGTATAATGCTATTAAATTAGTCATGAAAGGCAAGCAGGGTAAAAATAGGGTGTCTCGGGAGCTAAAGCACAGTAACAGTTGGATTGATAGACACATTCGTGCGATTGACGAAAACAAATACTACATTACGGAGGACGAAGATGCCTAAACACACTAAGAAGCGTTCAACGATTAAACGGAAGCACCGGCGAATGAAGCAACACGCCGAGGAGAATAAAAAGGATGTGGGTAAATGTCAAGAACCAAAGTGATTCTGGATGCTTCCTGCGGTTCAAGAATGTTCTGGTTCAATAAGCATAATCCGAACGTAACATATATGGATAAGCGGAATGAAACCGTGACAGCACCAGACAGTAACCTTGGACACGACCGGGTAATTGAGATTAAACCGGATGTGGTTGGTGATTTTCGTGATATGCCATTCGACGATAATTCGTTCTACATGGTTGTCTTTGATCCACCGCATTTACGGTATGCAGGTGAAGCATCATGGCTGGCCAAGAAGTATGGAACGTTGGACGAAACTTGGCCTTTTGATCTACGTCAGGGATTTACCGAGTGTATGCGAGTGTTGAAGCCTCACGGCACGTTAATATTCAAATGGAACGAAGAGCAAATTAAGCTGAGCAAGCTGCTAGATGCGATTGGTTACCAACCGCTGTTTGGCGACAAGCGTGGCAAAACCCATTGGTTAGTATTCATGAAAGATAGCAGTACAGCATGATAATCGTCAAGGAACCAACTAACGAGGAACACAAGTAGGCGTTTGAAGCATTCGGGGAGGATTAAAAATGATTAAAATTTATCATAAAACGGCCACTATCAAAGCCGAACAATTCGATGGAACAAAGCAAAATGCAGATAAATTGGGGCTATTTAAGTATCGTGGTGACTGGTATTTGGAAACATTAGAAGGAAGTATGCTAGTTTCTAATGGATATTGGATTGCAAACGGCGCCAATGGTGAACATCTGGCGATTGCAGATGATATATTCAAGAAGACGTATGCCGAGTTGCCAGTGATCCCGAATTATGTTGCTGAATACATTGATTATATGAAGTCAAGTTATCGTGATATTTGGGACGCTATACATTATCCTTTCAGATCAAATAAGGTTGATAAGTATATGGAAGATAATTCGGAAACGTTTGCCCGTGCGTGGCTAGATGGGTATCAAACGGAGGAAGATAAATGAAACAGATATTTGAACTTCTTTGGAATTCTTCCCCGTTGCAATTGTTAGGATATTGGGCACTCGCAACTGCTACGTTAATAATATTTAGTATGGTACTACTTTGGTGGGCGAATAAGCATGACTGATACCGAAATGGCGTTGAGTGAAAGGGGAATTGGTAGTGAAACGAACGACGATTAGAAAAGTTGAAGATATTCTACGTGACTATCCCAAGATTGACAAGTATATCGAGAAACGTGAACAGGAATTACGTTATCCAACTGTACCACGTGATGATAATGTTGGAGGTGGCAAAGCACAATACAAGTATCCGGAAACGACACTCAACACGATTATCACGATTGATGACGATCGACGCATTAATGCTTTGAAACATCAGCGGGAAGTGATTGACGATTGTCTAGATGATGTGGGACATGATACGGAGGTTATTGTTACTGAATTGTATTTTCGAAATCATCCAAGATATACTCTGGTTGGCCTAGTAGATAACAACTTATTGAGTGTTGGTAAGGCGCGAGCATATGAACTAAGAAACGCATTTGTTAATGAGTGTGCAAAGAGATTAGGATTGTATGATCTATAGTGGAAAAAAGTGAGAAAACTAGCCCCTATAATCGTGCTAAATTGGTAGTATGCCAAATGTGATTGACGTGCATGAAGTAATCCTCCAAATTACAGACTGGTAATCGCTGTGGGCTAATTGGCAAGCCACAATGGGATGTAGGTTCGAGCCCTACCGGCGATATTGTTATACAGCATGGTCACTCATGAGGGCTAAACCTATATAACACGTGCTTGTGGCGGAATAGGTAGACGCACAGTTAGATGCGAGTAACGGGTGTTGGTTGACAACCAGTATGTCCACACATCATGTAGGGTGCAAATCCCTACCGAGCACATTGAAAGTACCGCGGCTTTATCCATGTCCTTCATAAAACCACGACCTTTCAAATTGCCAACAATTGAATCTCCAAACTAGCTCTCGCTTATTGGCGGGAGTTTTTTGATACATAAATTTAGGAGTGACGTCATGGCAGCAATGATTCATATCAAACGTGAATGGTGGGTCAAGGCAATTAAGGAGAAGATTAAATGAACTTACTAGACGCAGTAAACGAATTACTAAAGCTTAACAAGCAAGGCGTATCTGCCCATATAGAAGGAACCATGTCAGGCACTAAAATTAAATTAAATAAAGATTACACAACAACAGCACCGCTTGAATTGTGGGGCACTAAGTTAAATGACCCAACAGTTTGGGAATACCTAGGAATGTGGAATCCAACTATAAATGACTGGCAATCAAACAACTGGCAGGTTAAATACCAATAACACAGATGGTGAGTTCACATGGCAAAGATGATTAACACAAAATATGGCTACGTCACGCCACAGGAAGCGGAGATGGATGCCCACATAGATAAATGGATGAAGCGTCGTGCTAAACAGCATGGCGCTTTTAGTTTGGAAAAGAAACGGAGAAAGCAACATGTTTGGAAAAAATAGAACAGCACCAGCACCTAACGGAGAGAACGCACCTAGTATTAAACCAAAGAAAGCGAGTGGACAAAGTATGGAAGAAAAACATTTCACACCGAAGAAACCAGGAAACAAATTGCCTGATAAGATTTTAATTGATGGCGTTATGTACCAGCGAAATGTCACGGGCAAAACAATTAAGCCTAACGGGACTAGCCAAACTAATACTAACAAACCTAGTGATATTGAACTCAGCCTGAATATTGATACGACTGAAGTGCAACGTGGCTTAAGGATGATTGCTGGCATTTTGCCAACCAAAAAGCAACCGCATCTTCGCATTGACATTGACGACATCGCTGACACGTCTAAAGTATTCGTTGATGGTGTAGAACAACAAGAAGTACATCATATTGAACTTGGTTGGGATGAAGAAGATATATGCCTAAACAACAGATACAGAATCGACTTTATGGATAGCCTTGGAAGATTACATGGAATTGGTCAAGGCAAATAGTCATGCAATTGAAAGTGTGCAGGAAATCAGGGTGCGACAATACTATTCCATACGAACAAAAGAATCCGTATTGCAATATTCATAGTTCACTCTATCATCCGTTTCATTACAATACGACGCAACGCAGACAGTCGTACAGCCAGTACAATCGTTACAAGCGAGACAAGGAAGCAAACCGCTTCTATCACACGAAACGTTGGGCTAACATGAGTCTCATGTTAAAGCGACGTGCTTACTTTACTTGTGCGGTCTGTGGTCATACGTATGATAAACCTGGCTACTTGGTTACAGATCATATAGTGCCGAGAAGAGTAGATAAGCGTAAACAACTTGATGTTGAAAACTTGTGGGTGATATGTAAGAGGTGTCACTATTGGAAAGGCGTCTTCGAATCAACAGCATACCGTTCAGACTCACTGATTGATAACCTTGACGTTAGTAAGCACTGGGATAAGAAACAGATCAGGGAATGGATATTGAACAAGGAGAGCCTTAAAGCTGACCATCCCGATTAAGGAGGGTTACCATCCGTCAAACGATGACCATCCATTTTCACAATTTCCAAGCAATTGATTGACAGTCACTTTAAGCAGAGAAGACGGACAAGTTATAAATTTTACACATGATTAAATGCTGGTTCACATTTTAAACGCCGTGAGAGCTTGTTTAAGACATTTTTAAATTTTGGGATGAATTGTGGGTAGCCAAAATAAAAAACACCCCCCGCCCATGGTAGCTAGGCCAGAGCTCACATATGCGCCATCCTTCTCTCTCAAAAGTAAAAAAACAAAAAATATTGGGCTTTTTAAGGCTAAAATGCTGTTAAATCAACAAAGCGAGCTTTTTTTGTAGCCAACATAAGCCAAAAATCGCCAAGAATCAAAATAAATTAGTGAAATGGAGGTGTTAATCATGGTGAATTCTAGTAAAAGCAAATTAAAAATTGTGACAAGCAAAAAAGTGACGAATATTAACGGGACTAGCAATTTGGATGATATTCAGATTACACCCCCGGCTCATTTAATGAAAAATGCCCAAACTATTTGGCGGGTGTTAGTACCTGAAATTAAAAAAATGGGATATTTGAAGCGCATTGATCAGCCTAATTTAGAACTTTACTGCACTTATTATGCGATGTACTTAGATGCTGAGGATAGTTTGAACAACTATGGGGCCTATCTAACTGCTAAGGACGGAACACCGGTTAAAAAGTCGCCTCAAGCGATTCAGCTTAATGACTGTGTTCGTAATTTAAAGTCTTTAGGCTATGAAATGGGATTTTCGTTTGATGCTGGGTTACGACAGCTGACAGTTTCCAAGCCACATCAAAAGAAATGCGAGTCACCATTAAAGGAGGTAAATTTCGGTGCAGACGTATGATTTTACTAACGTTAAGGATATAAAAGCACATATTGCTTCGACCGAATCCTCGTATCATGGCTTGCTAGACCAGTATAAGGATGCCGGCACTAGATATGCTTACGATGTTTTGTTTACTGACAAATATCTCACTTGTAGAGATGTTCAACTTGCGTGCGTACGTCACCTACAAGACTTATTAAGACAAGGCGACGACAATTTTCCATACAATTATGATGAAAAATTCGTTGCTTTAATTGAATATTTTTGTCGCCTATTACCAAATCCGGATGATACGACACAAAAAATCAAGCCACAACATTGGCAATCATTTATTTTAGACAGTCTAATCGGTTGGCGTACGCCTAATGCGGGTGTACGTTTTAATACTGCCAACATTTCAATTGCTCGTCGTCAAGGTAAAACGTGGTTGGCATCAATGCTGGTCAATTTTTATTATTTTGTTGTTTGCTGGAATGCCACTTCTCAAGACTTACTAGTAGCCAGTTATGATAGCGAGCACGCTAGTAAGCTGTTCAATGATGTTTCTTTACAAGCTAAAGAGCTCATTAATCAACCGGATTTTGCTGATGGTGCTAAGGAAAAAGGGGTAGATGCACAAACTACGCAAGTTATCGGGAAAATAAATAAGAACATTATCCGTAAAGGCACTTCACAGGGTGGTGGATTTGATTCGTTCCATAATGCCATTGCTGTTTTTGATGAAATTGGCAATTTGAAACCAGCGCTTAATGAGACATTAAAGCAGATTACATCAGGTCAAAACGGTATCAAAAATCGGATGTTCGTTAAAATTTCGACTGCTTATCCAGATATTAAAGTTAAATTCAAACATGATGAAGATGTTACCCGAAGTGCTATTGAGCACGACGCGATTAGAGATGCAGATACTACTTTTCAAATTATTTACCAACAGGATGATGAAAATGAAGTCTTTGAGGAAGATACATGGGAAAAGTCCAATCCACTATTAGCTGAACTAAAAGGTGAAAAACGTCGTGTGCTGTTGGAAAGCTTAATTCAAGACCGTGACAATAATGATCGTGAAGGGACTCTTGAAACCTTTGTTAATAAGTCGCTCAATATTTGGAGCCGACGCTTTAAAAATAGCTACTTGTCATTAAGCAATATCAATGAAAACATTACGAGCGATTTTAATGTTGATAATCGTGAGGTTTATATCGGATTTGACGCTAGCCAAGTGAACGATAATACATCATACGGCTTTGAATTTCCCTTTCAAGAGAATGGCAAACATATGTTTTTTGCAAAGCAATATAGTTTTATTCCATTTGCACAGGCTAAAACATTGGAGTCCAAAAGCAAGCAAGACGGTCTTGACTATCAACAACTTGCACAACAGGGCTTCTGTGAGATTACCAACACGCCTTCCGGAACCATTAATCCCAACCAGGTTTATGAGTGGTTAGTAGATTATGTCAAGCGGCACCATTTGAAAGTCCGCGCCGTTTGTGCTGACCCTAACTTGGCTAAATGGTTTATTAAACGTATTAGCAATTACCAGCCGAGCTGGCCGTTGATTGAAGTGGCACCTACATCGTGGAAACTTTCTAACCCGACTAAGGATTTTCAATCCCAGTTTTTAAATGGCGATATTAAAATTTTAGACGACCCTCTACTAATAGATGGGCTAAATAACGCTATTTTGGTGGAAGATAAAGGTGGTGGCGTTAAAATCGACCGTCAAAATCGGACAAGCGATCACATTGATACTACCGATGCATTAATTAACGCGCATTACAGAGCACAATATTATTATCAAGATTTTCATGGGTAGCGTCAAGAATCTTG